TCGCGGACGCGCTATCCGATCCGACTCCCGCGATACCTTGCGGCATGCTGGTACCCGTACCGACGGTGTACGCTTCTTCCATCTTCAATCCGAGCGACATACCGATGCGACTCGCGACGTAATCGAGTCCGCTACCGATTCCGCTTGAACCGATCGCATCTTCGATGAATTCCTGCGACATTTGAGTCGCGCAAACGTACTTGTAGGGGATGATCGAAACGGCGGTGCCGAATGTCGGATCGCTCGCGGTGATCGCGCCAGCTTCGGCCACGAGCGCGCTGGTGGGGAGTCCGGATTCGATGGTGATGGTGCGCTTCGAATCAATCGACGACACGGGCGCGATTGTGCGCAACACGTTGACGGCGTACATTTTTTCGACGATACGACGTTCCATGTCGGTCGGAATTCCCGCGCCACTCGAAGTGAGAGCCAACGCGCGCATTTCCGCTTGGTCGCCGGTTGAAACCGCCTTGAGCCATCTCATCGCGTATTCGGGCGATGCGAGATCGTGACCGCCAGCGCGCTTCGGCGCTTGCGCGCGGTATTGTGGCTGGTTGCGTTCCGCCTCGAGCGCCTTAATTCGATCATTTGCGGCGCGAAGCGCGGCGCGATCTTGTTCCGCCAATTCGATTGCGGTTAGATCCGCGTCCATGCGCGCGAATTTCTCGCGCTCTTCGCCGTGTCCGCGAGTGTCCACGTGTTGTGAATCGCGACCGCTCGCGTCAATTCGTGCGAGTTCCTTGCGGTAAGCGTGCGCCAGAGTTCCAAGTTCGTTCAAGTGTTCCATAGTTTCAATCTCCGAATGTGAAGTTCGAGCCGTGCGGCGACGGCCTCGGTAAGTGCCGCGTTCACGCAACGCAGGCTCGATGATGTCAGGTCGTAAGCGGGATCTTGCACAAGGCTAATTTCGACGAGACGCGCGGATTCAATCCGGCGCTCGGTTCGCTTCGCGTTCCACGTATCGCGTTCAACGTAGAAACCGAAACTCATTTCGCCGGTGAGGTCGCCGCGCTCGAGGAGCGCGCGCACGTCGTTACCGAGCGTGGTTTCAGGAAGCGTCGCGGTGTAGTGGAGTCCGTCGGCGCGCGAATCGAGCGTGAGCGTTCCCGACTTGGTGCGCGCGAGCGGCATGCTCGAGTCGTGGTTGTAGTAGAGCTTGACGTCGCCGGATGCCGAAGCACCAAACGCGTTTGGTGCGATGCGCTCGACGAAAGTCCGGCCAAGTTCTGTGATTGGTTTCGATGGCGAATCAAACACGACCGCGCGGCCCGCGAGCGTGCGGCCGTTCATCGTCGGCGACGACGAGTAATCACGACGAGAAATCATCGACGTCCTCCGATGTGTCTTTCCCTAGATTCGTTTGGCCACCGCCGGTGCCCATGTTGAGAGCCACGATTGGATCGTCGAGCCCGTCGATAGGTTGAAGATCGAGCCACGCGCGCGCTTCGTTTCGCGTGATCACGCCAGACTCGACACCAGTGCGAAGCGCGGCGAATTGTTCCGCGAGCGACGGCCGAGCGATTGAGTCTGAATCGAACGAGATCGTAGAGAACGGCGCCAGCTTCGCTTCAATTTCAGACGACCACGCTGAGTACCAATGCGTGAGGCACGCGTCGACGTACATGCGCGAAAGCCATTCCATCGTGCCGTAGGCGTTCGCGCCGTGCTCGCTCAAATACGACGTCGGCACGCCGAACAAACGCGATACGTCTTCAATCGAGTAGCGGCGCGCGGCCGCAATTCCCGCGTCGTCGAGCGTCGAGCTAATGCGCTCGACTTTCATACCCTCGGCGAGCACGAGCGGCCGGCCAGCGTTCACGCTTCCGGCATGCTTCGCCATAAAGTCTTCTGATATCGACTGGCGAGCGGCCGCGTTCAACGGGCCCGGATGCACGATCGCAAGCTTCGGGTTGCCGGCGTTGCGCATGACTTCAAGCTGTGCGGTTTCTTGCGCCGCGAGAATCGTGAGCGAAGTGCGGCACAGGCGCACAGGAGATTCTCCCCACAAGCCGTCGAGGCTCGGCGCGCGAATGTGCAGCATCGACGCTATAGGAACGTCGCCGTATTGTGAAGTCTTATAGAACGGTTCATCACCGCTCACGTCAAGAGAAACACTTTCAAGCGTGAGCGGAATAAGTTCGAGGAGTTCGCCGGCGAGCGTTCGATTGATAATCGCGAACGCGTTGCCATAGAGGCACGCTTGCATGGTCATGGAGCGTCGAAGCTCGTAGCCGTTCATGTAGCGGTTCGGTCGAGCGATGAGCGCTTCGACCGTTTCATCTTCAACGGATAGCGGCGTGCGCGCGATGTCGTTCGATATCAACGTCGCCGCGCGGTAAACCGGTGTGTATGCAAGCGCGCTTGCCGGCGTCACGTTTGGAATCCCGGCCAAGTCGTAACTCGGCAGTATGATCCCGTGCGTTGGCCAATGGCCAAGCATGCGTTGAAATAGTTTCCGCAGCATGCGCGGATAGTCGCGTTCGACTTAGTTCCGCATTGCACCTATAGCGTGTTTACGAATTATTCTAGTTCGGTTTCGTAAATACTCGTCGCCTGTCCACCCCACACGTGGCACGCGATGACGCTCGCCACGAGCGGGTCGATGGCGCAATTCGCGCGCGATTTGACCGGCCGGATGTTCCCGTTCTGGTCGCGTTTCGCTTCTGCTTCCGCGCACGCGCGACGGAGAATCGGGTCGTCGCCGACAACAAGACGATTCCCGGCCCACAGATTTTGAAACAAAGCGCAACCCGGCCCGAACGTCGCGATCGACATCCGGTAGCTCATCATCGGAACGTTCTTTAGAATCAATTGATCGGCGAGATACTTCGCGCCCCACGAGTCGTACGCGACGGCGCGTACGGTGAACTCCTCGCACAGTGCTTGAATCCGCGAGCTAATTAGGTCGTAGTCGATCTCGCGGCCGGGAGAGAGTGTGATTTTTCCTTCTTGGGCCCACGCGCGGATCGGCATCCGATAGTCGAGCTCGCGTTGGCCGACGTCGGCTTTAGGCCACCAGTAATGACCACGTAGCGCCACGCGCCCGTCGTCGAGCGGCACGGCGACAACGAGCGCAGACATGTCGAGGCTCTTCGATAGGTCGAGCCCGCACCACGCCGGACGGCCGGCAAGCGCTTCCCAGTCGATCGGCTTCCCGCCCGGCCACTGTGCCATATCCAACCAGCCGCCCGTATTCTCATCCATCCGCGACGCGTGGTACCGCGAGAAGTCCGCGCGGCTGGCGGGGTTCCTTCGCATCGTCGTCCACGATCGCCGCAGAGAGGACAGCGCGGGTTGGCCGTGCTGCATGCCCGGGTTCCCTTTGGGCCACGCGCCCTCGTCCTCGAGGGAATCGGTTGGGTCGAGCCCGTAGAGAATCGGTAGCACCGAGTCGTCGATGATCTCGCCGGTGAGAATCGCTTCGCTTTGTTTCACGAGCTCGGCGTAGTGGTTCTCCGAATTCGAGCCCGGCGTCGTGATTATGACTCCGGTAGATTCCCGCCGTTTCGCGCCGCTCGTCGTCAGTTTCGTGAGCGCTCGAGAGCGGTACTCCGCGGCTTCGTCGGCGATCCAGAGCGACGGATTCAGTCCGTCGAGCGCTCGCTCCATCGCGGGTAGCGCGTTCATCTCACAATCCGCGGACGGTCGGAGAATCCGGTCGAAGCGAACAAGCAGACCGGGCTCCGCGAGTCGTAGCGCCATCGTGCGCGCGGTATCCAAGCAGATAGTCGCCTGTTGCTCATTGTTGGCGACCACGTGTACGCGCCGGCCATCGCCGGCGAGTAGATCGAATAGCGCGAGGCCAGCCATGAGCGTCGTTTTTCCGTTGCCGCGGGCGACTTGGATAATGGCGAGGCGCACGCGGCGCAAGCCGTCGGCGTCGCGCCAACCCACGATTTGGGCGAGCACCCACAGTTGCCACGGATGGAGCTCGAAGCGGTCGCCGCTCGACTCGCCGACAAGCGTGAGGCGCCGGAAGTGCGCCGCGAGTTTCTCGACCACGGCCCAGTCCATCGAAATATCTGAGCGCTCGAGGTCGCGCTCGAATCGCTGAGCGGCCGCGTAAATCCATCGGCCGGCCGGGACGCGCGACGCGAGGACGTCCGCGACGTAGGCACGTACCACGGACTCACTGGGTGTCATAATTCTCCCTGTA